ACAGTGCTATCTTCCGATGAACGCGCTGCTGTTGAGGCTCATCAAGGACAACAAGTGCAAGTTCCGCTGAAAGGGTTCCAAGCACACCCAGCAAAACGCCATTCACATACATAATTTTATGCTCCTTTCTTTTCCTTTGCCGTGAAACGGTAGGACGGTTCCTGCGTCTTATACTTATCCACATCAATACCATCCTGTTTCATCCGGTCGTAGTCGTAGCTCGTGCGGTAAGAGAGTGCTGTTACCCAGTCGAACTTATTACCGCTGAGAGTAACACTTTTGTCACCATCACGGAACTGCTCCATTGCAGATTTCTTGAGAAGATCCGTAACCGTTTTGAAACGCTTTTCATCGTGAATAATGGTAGATTTCACCGCGTCAATGTAGGCTTTCAGCTCTTCGGCTTCCTTCACCAGCGCAGCAATATCCGTATCAGGCGACAGGTTGTTATCCCGCAGGACTTTCAGAATCTCCGCATCTGCTTTTTCGTCGTAAGCAGGGGATACGCCGCCCTCAACGTGGACTTTCCACCACAGCTTTGTATCCTGAATCCTCTTGTCCATGTCGGGGTAACGCTCCGATACCAGGAACGGACGGACAATCGTATTCTCGGCGCTGCACACATATTCCTCCGGCTTTTCGTAGTCCTTATTCTCAAGGAACGAACATACCATAATTACTTTGTCTACTCCCAGAAGATAGGCATAAAGCGCCGCCTGCAATGCATAATATTCCGGCACGTCCTCTACCCAGTCCTCACTGCGCTTTGTGGTTTTCATTTCAAGAACTGTGTTTGCCTTGCCGTCCTTATCCGTCAAAAGATAATCCCACATGCCACCGAAAATAGGAACCCCTTTGAAAAAGTCACCCCACGTCTTCTGGAAATAGTCGGGGCCGTAAATGTCTGTGGGGCTGGTAATGTTCGTCATGAAGTACGACTTCTTCATAAACTCTGCCTGCTTCGGTTCGATGGTCTTACCGGCAATCGTGTAAATCGTATCCTCGAACGGTTCCTCATAAGTACGGGTAATTGCACACCAGGCATTGAAAGGGGTCGTCCAGCGGTTCAGCCCCATGATTGCAGCAAAGCGCGTGCCGGTGATCTTCTTCGGACGGCTGGGCGGCGTAATACTGATGGTGTTGTTATCATTCCATTTCATTGCAGTTTTCCTCCATTTTCAAAGAGTCCATAGCCCTTTCGGTCAATTCCATAATGGCATAATTCGCCAAATCCAGCAGCGTGTCTTCGATGGGTTCATCCGTCTGCGCCGTATGTTCACCCTTCTGAACAAGGTTCTTATAGCGGCTGAATTTGTCATGCAATTTGCCAAGCGTATAGCAGGGAATTTCCTTCCGTGCCGTTGAAAAGCTATTTCCATAATCGGCATTTTTACGGCGGTAAATGTCTTTGATTTCATCACAAATCAAAGCGTGCACTTCCAGTCTTGTCATAGCTTAACCCTCCGGTTCATATGCGGAAAGCATCTCTCCGATATGCTTTATAAGCTGCTCGCAGGCAGACCGGGTAACGCTCGTGAAGCCCGCCGTTTTCATTGCGATTTTCTGGACAAATTCTTCCTGCGTATCGTCCTGCTTCAAAAGCTCCTTACAGGCGTTTTTGAGCGCTGCAATCTGCAAATCATCAGCCGGGCCGTCCGTGTTGGTCATGTTCTTCTTTGCCGTCTTGCGCTCTGCTGTGGTCGCCGGAGGCTTGGGCTTGCGTTTGTCCTTTTTATCGGCCTCTGTCTCCGGCCCAGACTGCGGCTGTTCCGCGCCCAGATTTGCGTCAATATCGTCCGGCTCTGTAATGTCCAGAGCCATCATCCAGAGATAACGCCGCAGATAAGTAATAGATGCACCCAGCGCCTGCATGGGGTTCGTAACTTCCTTGCCCTGATTGCTGATAATGGGCTTGTTCTCGCGAAACGGAATTGCAAAAGTAATGCCGTCCTCCGAGTTATCATCCGTGTTAAGAATGGTCATTGCTGCACGTTCTTCGTTAAACTCGGTAAAGCCGATCAGGCCCACCTCTGAGAAAATACGGATGGCGACAGGTACAATATCCTCCAGCTCAAAATACTTGAACTGCAAATGCATATTCTTGCCGGATTTGTCGACCTTGCTATTCAGAAACTGCAAACGCGCTTCCGCAAGTTTCTGCCGCACATTCATTTCCTTATAATTTTTGCCCATGTTTTAATTTGCCTCCATTGCTTCTAAAATTGCCATGCATTTCTTTTTAAGAGAGTTTATCCGCCGGGTATTTTTCCGGGGCAGCTTTACTCCCAAAAAGTCATTGATGTATTTCCGTGCGAGCTTCATATACCAGCGGCGGTCAACCGCTTCAATCGGGAGTTCATTGTTATTGTCAATCACGCAATGGGCGGGCAAGCCAGGAATTTTTGCGTCCCTGCCGGTCTTTGCGTGCGTTTTATAAAGCGTCCCGAACCGCCGGTCAGCAGAAGCGTAAACCCGGTTCACCTTCTGAATCTTAACCGGCTCGCCGTCTATCAGCTGATAGCAGCCGGAGTATTTTCCACCTGCTTTGGAAATTAGTTGGAAGTCTAAGATATTAGTACTCGCTGAAACGGTTTCCTCCGGCGGCGTTCCATCTACAAAATACTGTTTGATTGCGCGTGCAACCACAACTGCATTATTGTTGATATTGAACGCACCCTGCTCCGGGATTCCCCGCACCAACAGGCCACCTTTTACTTTCGGCTCTCCGCCGCCTGCCGGGATTTCGACATAGTTATTTACATCCTTCTTGACTATCTTTTTTATAAAATCCTCTTCCAGCACAAAGCCCGTCCTGTCCTGCCATTCCTGCGTAATCTCCTGCCATTTTGCCTCGTCCGTGTTGTCCAGGCTGACCATAATACCATCAGTGTTTAACTGTATGATTTTGAGAGTTGGACACTCCCGGATAAGGTGCTCAGAAAGCTCTAATAGCAAAAGCTGTCCAGTGATGCACACTGACCGTCCCATGAGCGGGTCATAAAGGTCGTTAAATGCCTCTCCGTCCTTCCCGTTAAGCATTGCGCCATAGGTCGTATTTAGCACCAGTTTGAGCGCCTTATCCGTTGCCTTATCGCCTGCCCGTTTTGCATTCACCCTGTCTTCAAGCGTTTTCGCATAAATCGCAGGGCTTGGAATATTCCGGCTGCAATAGCCGTATTCCTGTCCGTCCGAAAGTGGCAAAATCATAAGATGTGGATAGTAGCTTGCCACATCCTTATTACGGATGGAACGCGTTTCCGTCGCTTCCTCCACATAGTTAGGAATTGCGCCGTGAATGCCGCCATAACCGATTGTGCAGGGGCATTCTCCGACTATCAGTTTGAGGCTGCTGTTAAATACCTCTGATGCAGGGATGCTTTCATCCTTCATGCGGTCAAAGAAGTCAAAAACTTCCTGCGGAATATACGCCCGCCGCAGCTTGTCCGGGTATTGATATTCGCGCTCGTCTGCCCAGGGCTTTTCCGGTTTTGAGGCTTGCAGATAAACAGAGGTCAGTTTTGCGTTGGTCATGTACATCGCCCGCCGTTCATCCAGTCCCCGTGCCCGGCCCAGCGTTGCCTTGTTCTTCAAATAAGCCTGCCGCAGATGGTACAGTTTTTCGGTCGCGTCCACATCGTATTTACAGTACTTTTCCGTCAGTGCAAGTTCTTCCGCTGTCAGCGGACGGTTAATATTAAAATTGACTTCGGTTTCTTCGATTGCTATGCCGAGATGTGCTTCTATCGCTTTCAGGGACAACCCTGCCTGACAGTCATCCATCAGGTCAAAACTGTCAAAGTAAACCCGGTATTCCCTGAGTTCCGGAAGGTTCCAGCCGCTGATCCCTTCCACGATAATGCGGTCGCTGATTCGCTTTACCATTTCAGGAGCTGCGCCGGTCATGACTGCCTTTAAGATGTGGTTGTCATAGTGCTTGTTATTAAAGCCTCCAAGGAACGGATTGCGCTCCATGAACGCTAAAACAGCTTCGTTATCGTTGTGAATCACGGTGTATTCGCCGGTTGCTGTTTCTTTAAATACAAAGAGCCAGTCGTGTGCAAATACCTCGCTGTCAAAGATGTATAAGTTATCCATACATAAGCCTTCCGCCTTTATAAATATTGCAGATTGTCATAGGTCAGGGTATCTCCATAGGTGATTCCTTCTGTGCCCGGTATCACATCATCAATGCTTACCGTTTTAATACGCCGGTTCTGCTTTGCAATTTCATTCCCAATCGCTGACCGCATTGCATAAAAAGCAAGAATTTCAAAATTATGACTGTGCAGTTCAGGCAGGGCAAACCACCGCTTCACCGTGCGCAGATAACGAAAGATTACAACGTCATACCACTCACTTACAGGCAGTTTCCTGATTTTCAGATACTTGTCTATCACATAGTGGTTTTCCTCTGCAAATTTTCGCTCTTCCTCCGTCAGAGGGGCATAAGGTGCATCTGTTCTCACGTTGTCCCCTCCTTATCCGCTGAGAATCCGGCAGCCGCATTTACGGTAATTGGTACAGCGCTGCTTATAGGCTTTTTCCAGTGATCTTATATTGTCCACATAGTCATAGGCAACCGGTGATTGCTTCCCGTCAAACATCCGGGCAATGCGTCCTATACTTTGGACAATTACAGCATAATCCTTGTGCGGCGTTGTCAGATACAGCCTGTCCAGACGCGGAATGTCAAACCCTTCTTTCGCCAGCGCGTAGGTTGCGAATAAATAGTGCAGTTTTCCGGTTCGGATATCCGCAATCGCCTGTTCACGCTGCGCTTTTTGGCGTTTTCCGCTCATTTTTCCGTCGATCACGGCGGCCCTCTGCTGTAAGACTGTGGGCAGACCGGATAACAGCAGATGCAGATGATTGATGCGGTCAGATAGAATCAGGTTGAAATGCTCACGGTTCGTCTCCAAATCTTGGAGAATGATTTCATTCCGGCTCGCATTTTGCGTCAAATAAGTTATCATTTTAGCATGATTGACTGTGCCGTCGCTGTTCAGGAACGCCGCATCAAGCATGGTACGGGTCATGCGCGGCTGAACCAGCACCGTCATGATCCTGTCACGGACTGCCTCTTCCGGGACAGTCCAGACGATGTTTCCAAGCAAAGAAAAAGTTGCGTTTATCAGTCCATCTGAGCGATGGACCGTTGCAGACAGCCCATATTTGTGCCGCGCCCGCAGAGTATTCAGCACTTTGGAAAACTGGGAAACGGCAGTCGGCGTGCCGCTTACCCGGTGGCATTCATCGACGATAATGCAGTCCCAGATGTCGCGATACTGGTCTAAATCCAGTCTGCACATCGTTTGAACCGTTGCAAATGTCATTGCCTCACCTATATGAACCTCCCCGCCGGTGATACTGCCGGTCAGGTCTGAGCCAATATACTGCTCTGCCCGCGCCTTGCTCTGTGTCAGCAGATCTTTGGTATGCGTCAGCCAGAGCGTTTTCACGCCCAGCGCAAACGCAAGTGCAATCCCCATTTGCGTTTTGCCGCAGCCAGCCGGGGCTTGCAGGATTCCATAATGCGCCTTAACCAGCGCAGAAACGGCCTCCTTCTGATAATCATAGAGCGGGACTTCACCTTCATAAAAGACTTTTTTCGGTTCTGCAAACAGTGTTTTAACTTCTCCGTCCAGCAGCGGCAGCAGCTCCCGCAGGCAGCCGAAAGGAAACATCAGGGTGTTCCCGTCTCTTTCATATAAAACGAGCGTTTTCGGTGTCTGACCTGTCCACAAGCCCATACGAGCTTTTTTCTGATATTCCGGATTTGGGATCTCAAGATGCTCCTTACACCAGCGTGTCAGTTCGGGGGATGGGTCAGTAATTCGCAGTCGGCTTCCAATTTCCGTTATCATTGGAATACCTCCACCCATTGTAAAAAGGTCGGATAAGTTTTGATAATCTCTTCCGGAATGGCTTTACGGCCCTTTGCTTTTAAATAGCCAATATCCGCAAAATCTACCATATAGATTTCACCGCTTCTTATCCTCAATGCAAAGCAGCATTCAAGATTTCCGCGCTGCCTCCACATGGTCATAGCCGCTTCCTGATTGCATTCCACGCGAGATAGCGCAAAGCAGTCTTTTGTACATACTTTGCAGTCGATCAATACGGCCAGATTGTTTTTAACAGCAATCACATCGGCGGGCTGGCCTGCACGGTTCTGCGCCAGATTGTGCGCCCAGAAACCATGCTGTGCCAACAGCTCGCAAAGCTCGGTTTCAAAGCGGCTGCCTGCGGCTTTATTGCTGATCATCCGGCCCGCGCCTCCCTGTATGCTGCCAGCTTGAACACGGGCCGGACAGCCAGCATTGCATTTGCGGTACTATAGTGGGGCCTGCCCAGGCTGTTGACAACTACAAACAGCTCCCGGGAGCCCCATACCGCGTTTTCGAGCCAGTACCAATGGAATGTGCCGCACTGCGGCAGCTTCCAGCGCGGGGCGGTATAGGGCTCCGCTGTGCCGTATCGGTTCACACCGAAAATCTCCATCTCGGTAGGCAGCCGCAGCGTGTCCCCGTTCGGAAATGGCCGCATCCGCTCCCGCAGTTCGGACGGGAAACCGGACAGGATTTCACCGTTAAGAGCGCGGCGCAGCTCCGAAATTTCATAACCGCCTGCGTTCGTTTCTTTACTGTTCATGCGGTATTTTTTCGGCAGGCTGTCCAGCAGCATGAAAACCATGCCGCCCCTCTCTTCCTGTACCGCTGCCGCCCGTACCAGTGTGCCGTCATTCAGACAGAAGCTGCAAATATCTCCTGCCCTGAAATGTCCGTCGTCCGGGACTTCAATGAGTCGTTCAACTTTCATTTCTGCTCCTCCATATGTACTCTTTTCCGTATTTCCGCCGATACGTTTCCTCGAACTCCTTACGGTGTGCGGGATCGCGGTAGTAACTCTTTACTGTTTTCGTAAGATGGGAGCACAAGGCATGCAGCTCTAAAGTTACGTCTTTATTAAACTCCATTTTGCTCCTTTCCGTTTACATAAGTCGGTTGTCACCTCCCCCCGCCCCGTGGTATAATAGGTGGAGTAGAAGGGAGGTGAATTGATGGCTGATAATTCCAAATCTCAGTATACATCCGGTGAAAAGCCGCCCGAAGGTAATTACGTGTGCATGGGCTGTGAGAAATATTCCCTTATCGTGCCTGAAATGGGAAAGAAATTGCCCGTTTGCCCTAATTGCAGCGGGAGAACTTGGATGAAATATTGAGCAGGAGACGGTGACTGTAGTTCAGTTGCCGTCTTTTTCCTGGAAATCAATCGAAGTGGTAAACTCGACGGGTTCCCATTTCGGAAGAAAGCTAGTCGGTGCGAACTCCTGAGAAATCTTAAATTTGCCAATCGCCTTGCATCCGAACGGCGTGCGGTTGACAACGACGATTTTCTTACCGCCGTCCTTGTCGATGAACCGTACTATCATAGTCGGTTTACGGAGCGCAAGAACGGCATACTTGAGCTTCGAGAAAATGTGAATTTCCCTCATCTTCCCTCCTGCCTTACGCACTCTCTTTTTCAGCCCCGAGATGGAGCAGACGGAAGGTTTCTCTGCCCCTCGGGGTAATCAGCGTCTGCGAGCCGCCCCACTGGGTCTTTTCGTTATAGCACTCCTTCACGACAAACAGGCTATCCTCTACGTGCTGCTGATAGGGCTGGAGCTTTCCCTTTTTGTCCCGGTATACGTACTTGTGTTCGAGAAGGGCCGCTACAAACTTCTTGGGCGGCACGCCCAGCTCCTTCGCCGCTTCCCGGAAGTTGGTCAGCGTGTTCCGCTCTACCAGTTCATCGAAGTATTCCGCTTTCGGGGCCATAATTTGGTTCTATACCGTCAGCGCGGAGATTCGCGCATCCCTTTCCGCCAGAGTCTTTTTCGCAACGACTAAGGCCTTCGCCATCAGTTCGTCAGGGGAAAGCTCTTCCTGTCCCGCGATGTATCCGCCGTTGCGCCGGATGCTGGGGAGTACCTCAGACGTTACCCAGCGCTTGAACTCCCTTGCCTTCGGGAGTTTGCTTGACAGTACCAATGAGTACAGGCCGGATTCGTTGATGATAATAGTTTCTTTATTCTGGTTACCATCAAACACCATCGTTTTAGCGCGATCCTCTTCATCCACATGTCTGTTCACATCTCGACTACCGTTCTGGTACCCGAGGATATCAGCTACGTCTTTTGCCACCAGCCAGGGCTCGCCGTTCAACTCTACCGTACGGATATCCCCAAACTCGGGATTGTTGAAAATTTTCAGCTCGTTCATCTTGTTTCCCTTTCTAATTTACAGCGTCAGTGATTTCCAAAATTTCATGGATTGCCTGTACAACCTTCGGTGCGTTGCGTTGCCCAGTAAGAATCTTGTACAAATACCCATCATCCATATACATCTCTGTTCTTGCTCGGATTTCATCCATAAGCCATCTTTGGGTCTTTCCCTTGCGTAAGAGTTCCGTCTTTACGCACAAACCGAAAGGCGAGAATTTGCACGAGTTCACAAAAAAGCCTCCTTCCGTACATTTTGTATTGACAAGTACGGATTGCTGTACTATACTAAAGATGCCACTCAAATAGAATGTACTGAAATCCGTGCCGCCGATAGTCATATCTTAGCACGGTATTCTGTACATGCCAATATATTTTCACCGAATTCAGTACTTTTGTGAATTCCTACAAATTTGGAGGTGTCAATATGGACAACATGTATCAAAGAATTCTTTCTCTTTGCCAATCTCGAGGGATAAAACCAGGACGAGTCTGCGCTGATACTGGTTTAAGTCGTGGATTGATGACAGACTTAAAAATGGGCCGTACCAAAGAATTATCAGCTAAAAACACCAAAATCATAGCCGATTATTTTGGTGTAAGCACAGATTATTTACTTGGAAACGACACTGAAAAGGAATCTCCCCCAGAAAATAGCCATAAGCCCGTACCTGATCTTGATGACATTAAGCTTGCATTGTTTGGAGGTGGCGGTGAGGTAACTGATGAAATGTGGGAAGAAGCTGTATTCGCCGCACAGCTGATCAAGGAACGATATAAAAGAAAGAAGGATTCAAATGGATAAACTGTTTGAAAAGGCTGAAAATGAGGGTATAGAGATTGTTTATGATCGTTTTCCAAAAGCGGAATCCATGTGTATAGAGTCTGAATGCGGGGATTTCGTTTTAATGGATAATCATCTTGCAAAATCTGAGCCGGATGAAAAAGTTCATCTGGCGCATGAGCTTGGACACATTATGACGGGGGCATTTTACAATCTTTATTCCCCGTTTGATATCCGAAAAAAGCACGAGAACCGTGCGGACAAATGGGCGATTCAGGAGCTTGTTCCCAAGGATGAATTAGATCGAGCTGCGGAAAAAGGCTACCATGAAGTTTATGAACTTGCCGAGTACTTCAACGTAACAGAGGAATTCATGCAGAAAGCCATCTGCTGGTACACCCACGGGAATCTGGCTGTAGAATGTTACTATTGACGGAGGTGTATACCCTTGTATGAGGATATTAAAACAGCTTGCCTGTATGTAAGATTTTCCAGTCACGGACAAACGGAGCAGTCTATTGAAGGACAGATACGGGTTTGCCGGGAGTTCTGCGAAAAACACGATATTCAGATTGTAGAAATCTACACAGACCGTGCGACTTCTGCCAGCAAAGATATCGATAAACGGGTAAACTTCCTGCGAATGATAAAGGACTCTGAAAAGGGGCTTTTTTACGCGGTTATCGTTTACAAATTGGACAGGTTTTCACGCTCTCGATATGATTCTGCTACATACAAATACCGTTTGAAAAGAAACGGCGTGCGGCTTATTTCAGCAACAGAAAACATTACCGATAATCCGGAAGGAATCATTTTGGAATCCATGCTCGAAGGTATGGCCGAGTTTTACAGTGCTGAACTTTCTCAGAAAATCAATCGCGGGAAACGGGAATCCGCTTACAAACACAAGTGGCAGGGAGGCACAATCCCTTTGGGTTATAAAGTGGTAGATAATCAATTTGTGATTGATGACAGCACCGCCCCGATTGTTCGGGAAGCCTTTGAAATGTATGCAGCCGGGGAGTCAATCGTACAAATTTGCCGTATATTCAATGCAAAAGGATATCGGACAACAAAAGGCGCTAAATTTGGGCGGAGTTCATTTACCAGATTGTTCCGAAATGAGATGTACATAGGGAACTATAAATACCATGAATACCAGGCTGAGGGAGTCATCCCCGCAGTTATCGATAAAGAATTATGGGAGAAAGTACAGTTGCGTGCAAGAAAAATAAAGTGCGCTCCTGCCCGGAATAAGGCAAAGCGTCCTTATCTGCTATCTGGTAAATTCTTTTGCGGCCATTGCGGTGAATCTATGGTGGGCGGTGCAAACCAGTACGGCAATACCTACTATGTGTGTTACGGTAAAAAGAATGCGCGGGTTGAATGTCATAAAAAGAACGTTAAGCAATCCTATATTGAAAAGTTAGTTGTTGATGATGCACACACGTTGCTAACCGACGAATGCATTGATCAGCTCGCGGCGATTGCCTGTAATAAAAATCAGGAGGAAATTGCAGAAAATACGTCTATTCCACAGCTGAGGAAACGCATACTGGAAATAGAATCTTCTCTGCATAACATCACAAAAGCAGTAGAATCCGGTGCGGTTCCAGACACCTTAATTAAACGCATGTCCGATCTTGAGCAGGAAAAGAAAGATCTTCTGGCTCAAATCGAAGCAGAAAAGTCAAGCGTTGTCATGCTTGAAAAAGATTAGGTTGTCGATTGGCTGAATCGGTTCCGGCACGGCAACACGGAGGATCCGGCGTTTTGTCAGCTGCTGGTCGATCTGTTTGTGAATTCTGTCACAATCTGGGACGCGGACGAAAATGGACTTGTAACAGTCTTAATTGCATATAATCTATCCTCTTTGCCTACAAAAACTTATAGATTAGGGAAAGATGGTAAGGCCTCTGAGGGGTCGGATTTCGTGGAGGAGGTTCCAGCTGCGACAGATCGATTTCGCCCTTCGCATCGGTGGTATACTCTTTCGAGAACGTGCCGCCAATATGCGATATCA